ACAAAGTATCTATTAAGGCGTTGGAAAAATTCAACGACTTACTCAATGAAGAAAACTATCACTGATTCTAACACACCAGTAGTTCTACTGGCTAAATTCCAAAGATAAAAAATAAAAAAATGAAAGGAGCTTGCCTTCAGCTGACGTAAGGGTGCACCGGGCTTCTTTTGAGGATGATAAATGACGGTTTTTACTGTATGGATTGTTTCGATGGCTTTAAATTGATTGATGACGAATCAATAGACATGATCTTAACCGACCTTCCATATGGACAAACAGCAAGAAATAAATGGGATTCGGTTATTCCGTTTGAGCCATTATGGAAACAGTATAAAAGAATTATTAAAGAGCATGGTGCCATTATATTATTTGCAAACGGAATGTTTACTGCAGATTTAATGCAAAGTAATCGTGATATGTGGCGATATAACTTGATATGGCAGAAAACACAACCTACAGGATTTTTGAATGCTAACAAAATGCCTCTTCGGTCACATGAAGATATTTGTGTTTTTTATAAAAAACTTCCTACTTATAATCCACAGAAAACAACTGGAAACAAAAGAAAAATAAGTAAAGTGGAACATAAGGTTAAATGCAAAGAAACAACAAACTATGGGAAATACAGATTAACTTCTTATGACAGTACAGAGCGTTTCCCAACATCTGTGTGGACTTTTGCAAAAGACAGTCAAAAATGCGCGCTACATCCAACACAAAAACCGTTATCACTTATGGAATTGTTAATCAAAACATACACAAATCCAGGTGATTTAGTCTTGGATAATTGCGCCGGTTCCTGTAGCACAGGAGTTGCCTGCAGAACTACAGGTAGAAGATTCTTAGGTTTTGAGAAAGAAGAAAAATATTTTCATATTGGGAGCGAACGGTTAAAAGAGGTGGAATGAATGAAATTAAAATGTGAAATATATCGTGATTCTATGCAGAATTATAAGAAATATGCAATCCCAAGAGCACAGCTTGTAATTGCAGATGTTCCTTACAATGTAGGTAATAATTTTTATGGAAGTAGCCCTATGTGGTACGCAGGAGGTGACAATAAGAACGGTGAAAGCAAATTAGCCGGGAAAGCAGCATTTAACTCTGACTTCAACTTCAACCTGTATGAATACTTCCATTTCTGCTCGAAAATGTTGAAAAAAGAGCCGAAAAAGGCAGGAGCAAGAGGAAGAAGTTCAGATGCACCATGCATGATAGTGTTTTGCTCGTTTGAACAGATTCAAACTCTGATTAATGCGGCGGCGAAACATGGCTTTGTTCACTATATACCGCTTGTGTTTATTAAAAATTATAGCCCACAGGTGCTTAAAGCGAATATGCGTGTGGTAGGTGCTACGGAATATGCACTTGTGTTTTACAGAGATAAACTTCCAAAATTCAGAAATGGAGCGCAGACGGACGAAAACGGAAAGACTATTCGTGGAACAGGAAAGATGGTTTTTAACTGGTTCCAGTGGGAAAAAGACGGAAAGGGCATTCCGAAAATTCATCCAGCACAGAAACCAGTAGCAGTTCTAAAACGGCTGATTGAAATATTTACTGACCCGGGGGATGTGGTAATTGACCCGTGTTGTGGAAGTGGCAGCACATTGAGAGCCGCTATGGAACTTGGCAGAAGTGCATACGGATTTGAAATTGACAGAAATTTTTATAACAGAGTAAAAAACGAAATGCTTGTTTTTGAAAAAGATAGTCAAATGAGCATAGGAGATTTTATATAAGGAGCGTGATTGAATGTCAGAAAACACAAACGAATGTGTAATTGAGTGGATTCCCGGAAGAGATTATGTAGGGGTTACTGCTAAGAACGGAAGTTCCTGGAAGAACAGATGTGAGGAATTAGAAAAGGAATTTCCAGATGATGTAAAAATTCTTGCCAGAAATAATGATGGATCTATTTTCGCTCACTTGCCATATTCCTACATTAAAATCAATCCACCAAGAAAATATTCCGATGAAGCAAAAAAGAAAGCTGCGGAAAGATTAAATAAAATGCGTGCAGAAAAAAGTAATACTGCGGCAGAAGAGCCGTTTTGCCTATGAATTACCGTCAGAGAAAATATAATGAGGGACAATCTGCCAGAAATGATATTTACAGATTTCTTGTCAAGTATTTTGAGAAACACGGATATATGCCTTCTTATGAAGAAATCATGGATGGAACAGACCTTACAAAGTGTACCGTCCAGAGACATATGCGGCAATTGGAGATGGATTCTCTGATTGCCACAGAACATCCGGGAATATCGAGAGCATACCGTTTGACGGAATACAGATACGAAAGGAAAAAATATGGGAAGCAAATTAAAGATGAAAGCGCCAAAGAAAAATAGGGTGTTGGAATGCGATAATCAAATGTCACAGGCATTCGGAAGAGCAATGAAGCAATCGTACAAGGAACTACAGGAAATGCGAGATCAAGCCTACAACGACGGCTTTGATACTGGCGATAATTGGGCGACCGTAGTCAATACTGTAACAATTATGATGGCTTTGAACAAGAAACATAAGTTTTCAACAGACAGGCTTCTGGATGTAGTTCATCTTGCTAACGAATATGTGAGGATGGCAAATAACGGAGAGAGAAGCTTTATGAGCATGATGGAGGAAATCGAAGAGAAGACGAAAATTAGATTTCCAGAAGAAACAAAAGAATTGGTCAGAAGATTTGGAGCGTAAGTGAGGATGGAAATGGATTATAAACACTGTAGATGTGGATGCGGTGGAATTATAGGGCAATACAGTAAAACGAAAGGATTCACCTGCGAAAGATGCAATAAAGAGTATCAATTATCAGAGCTAAATTTTTATTGGATTGCATTGAACGAAAAGACCGGATGGCTATTTCCGATGTTGAAAAAGGAGGGTAAATAATGAGTGAAATTAAATTCAGTGACGGAATGCCAGAAATAGAAAGACGTTCCAGCACAAGCATTTATCCAGAAGAATTGTTGGATAAAAAATGCGGTGGTTGTGTGAGATGCCAGTCAAGAAAAAAGGAAGGGTGAAACAGGCTATCATTGCACAACACAGCCGTACACCAAAGACATTTCACCAGAAGACAAAGCTTGTGTTATTTACTGGGACAAAGAAGAGGAAGAGAAGTACAAGGCTTTAATAGCGCAAGACGAAGAAAACCGCAGAAAAGAACTCTGGAATATCTATTCGGAGCGAGAGCCGATCAAGCTTCCAATCATAAATGATGGTTACGGAATGATTCCAGAATGCCCTATTTGTGGAGAAATGCCATATAGCACTGAACAATGCCACTGGTGCGGTCAGAGGTTTATTCAAGATAAAGAAGTAGAAGAATACAAAAAGCCGCTTAAAAAAGAGGTAACTTGCTTTTCATGCGGTAGAAAGGTAATTGCGAACGTGAGCAAATATAACGGACATATTAGTTATCATTGTCAGTGCGGAATAAGTTTCATCGAATAAGGAGGATACAAAATGAAATTCAAAAGTAATGCCAATTTTAACAAAGAACATAAAACTGGAAGTATTTTTACATTGAAAGATAATTCTTTAGGAATCATTATTCACAAATATGTCGGTTGCGGAGATGAACTGTTTCTCAATATCAAGGCACTGAGCATTTATAACTATGATCTTGAAACAGAAGATTTTGACGAAGCTGTCAGAAAGGCGAAAGAAGTTATCATGCGTGAAGTTAAGAAAATCAGAGAAGATGCTTACAAATTCTATTCAGACACAAACATTGAATTTGACAGATATTAGGAGGACACAAAATGTTAATCAGAAGTCAGGATAAAGGGAAAATGGAATATGAGTAAGTTTGTAGACTTAACAGGAAGACGTTTCGGGAGATTAACAGTAATAAAGCGAAAAAAAACGGACGATACCAATAGAACATATTGGATATGCCAATGTGATTGCGGAAACATAAAAACCGTAGAAGCATACGCGCTCAAAATAGGAAGAACAAAATCGTGCGGTTGTTTAAGCGTTGATATTGCAAGGCAAAAAGCTACAAGACACGGATTAAGGCATACAAGGATATATAACATCTGGCGCAATATGAAATATAGATGCGAGCACAAAGATCACCCACAATATATTGATTATGGCGGTCGTGGAATATCTGTTTGTGAAGAATGGCATGATTTTATGATGTTTTATAAATGGGCAATAGAGAATGGGTATCAAGACAATTTAACGATTGACCGCATTGATAATAATAATGGATATTCGCCTGACAACTGTAGATGGGTGGATGCAAAAATACAAGGAAATAATAAAAGAAATAATTTGATTGTAGAATTCAAAGGAAAGCCAATGACAATTTCTCAAATTTCAGATCTTACTGAAATTAATTATGAAAAATTAAGAAAGGCATTTCATTCTGGCCGTATATATAAAATGTTTAATGAAGAGCCAGAAGATAGCGAGGTGGAAGTATGAGTCATATCAAAGACAGATTATTGGATTATCATGATTTCATGAAGAAACTTGCGGATGACCACCAGATGGTTTTGGCAAGCGATGTTCTGGAAATGATAGAACAGCTTAAGGACGATCTGGAACAGGACGAGAAAGAAAATGGTTGGATTCCAGTAAAATATCATCAGATATCAGAAAAAGAACGTGCAGAAGAATCCATTTCAAAAAATATACAGTATATGCTTGACTGCAAAATGCCAGATGATGGACAAGAAATATTGGTTACTAATGGAGAAACAACATGGCAGGATACAAGCTTTATTGATTGTGACGGATATTATCTTGATAGCAATTATGATTGGATTGATATTACGGCATGGCAGCCGCTTCTAGAACCATATAAGGAGGACTAAGAAATGCGGTTAATTGACGCAGATAAACTAAAAAAAGACATACTGCTTCAAAATATCTTAGGAGAACCAATACAGAAGATTATAGACAGATATATACATATTGTGGACAATCAGCCGACAGCTTTTGATGTGGACAAGGTTATCAACGAATTGAAAAGAGACAAATTCATTGAATCAGAATGTATCTTATCTGATGTGCATCAAGGATACAATGCTGGACTGAGCAGGGCGATAGAAATTGTGAAAGGCGGTGGAGTAGATGGCAACTAAACCGATTTTATTCAACACCCAAATGGTTCGAGCAATTCTGGACGGAAGAAAAAGCTGTACCAGAAGAATTGTAAAACCGCAATGGGAAGAGTGCCCGAATTGCAAATATGTTCACAACGAATACATATATGATAACCTGGCAGAGAACGTATACTGTGCAAGATGTGGTTATCCGTTGGAGCCGGAAAGAAGATCGCCATATCAGCCGGAAGATATCCTGTATGTTCGTGAGACTTGGCACAGATATACAAAGCGGGTTGGAAAAGGTGAAGGGTGCCATCTGGAAGAACACTATGGATATAAGGCTAGCATTGCAAATTCTGAAGACGCAGAAGAGCCGTGGAAACCATCAATCCACATGCCGAAAAAAGCTGCTCGTATCTGGCTGAAGGTTACGAATGTGAGCGTGGAGCGGTTACAGAATATCACAGAAGATGGCGCAAAAGCAGAGGGAGCAAATTGGAAGAATGGAAAAAACGTTGGTTGGGAAGAAAAAATGTGGCGTACAGCGATAGAAAGATTCGCTAAAATTTGGGATTCCACCATTAAGAAATCAGACCTTGATCGCTACGGCTGGAATGCGAACCCGTGGGTCTGGGTGATCGAGTTTGAGCGGTGCGAAAAACCGAAGGAGGTGTGATATGAGAGAAATTCTTTTCAAGGCAAAGCGGAAAGATAATGGAAAATGGTTTGAGGGATATTATTGGAAAAAATATGACTTCTTATGCAACGAAGAACATTTAATCTTTCACGCTGATAGTTATAAAGTATGGGAATATGCGGAAATTGTTCCAGAAACACTCTGCCAGTTCACAGGACTTTGCGACAAGAATGGCAATAAAATTTGGGAAAATGATATTTTAAAAACGCGGTCCGACGAATATGCACAGGTTAAATTTGGATTCTATGGTACAGGTTTCGCAAGTGGCGATTACAATCAAGGATTTTACGCAGCATTTCCAGAAGATTTCTATTATCGACATGAACTTGGATATTGGTGCAAAGAAACTTATGTCAGAGGGAATATCTTCGACAATCCAGAATTATTACAGGAGGAATCAAATGAGTAAATGGGATGTAAGTGTTAGCATGAGATTATCAATTGATTATGACGGAATTATAGCTGAAACAAAGGAAGAGGCCATAGAAATAGCAAAAAGTAAAGCATTGGAAGACATTGATTATAACAATTGTGATTGTGATACTAGCAATCCAATAGTGTATTGTTGCCTTGAGGAGGAATCATGAGTAAATCAGTATTAGTGATGGAAACACCAGAAGATTGTGAATCATGTGTTTTACACGGTGGAATATTCCATTCTTTTTGTAAAATAAATTGTAGATATATTGAAGACTTAAGCACAAAGCCAGATTGGTGTCCGCTTATGGATTTGCCAGAAAAAGACAATGGAGATTATCCGGCTAATACGTCTGATTCTGGCTTTGCAGAGGGCTGGAATCAGTGTATTGATGAGATTACAGGAGGAAATTATGATGATTGATTTAACTGGAAAAAGCGTATTCGTAAAAACGCAGGAAGAGTATTTGAAAGTTCTGAAAATGGCAAAATTACAGGGATTTAAGTGGATAGGAGAAAATCATTTAAATGCACTGAATATTCCGATTCCGAATATGTTAAAATTTTACGATGACAAAAATGTAACTTATTACAGTGATGATAAGCCCTTGTATGAAGCATCCGAAATTGTTGTGTGCGAAGAAAAGATTAAGGAAGCAATAGCTCACGTTAAGTATTTTGCTGACAATAAATATAGAATGTCATTAACAGATAAAGTTATTGAATCAATGTTATTACTTGCAAATACAGTAGAAAGTCAATTGGAAGAGGTGAAGTAGATGGAGAGATTAACAAAAAGAGATTTTTCAAGAATCACATATAACGAACGCCGAAGCATTATGTGCAGTTCATATTGCGATAATTGCTCACAGGGTGCAGGAAATTGCAAAACAGTAAAGAATATGATTAAAAAACTCGCCACTTATGAAGACTTAGAAGAACAGGGCTTGCTTGTGAGATTACCGTGTAAAGTCGGAGATACGGTATATGTTCCAACAAGAAATTTTGTTTCAGAATTGAGAATCACGATGGTTTCAGTTAATATGCACGGAACCTATTTTAGTTGGATGTTAAATAGTGGAATCTATCCCAACTTGGACGGATTTTCAGTAAACAAACTTGGCAAAACCGTATTCCTTACCCGTGAAGAAGCCGAGAAGAAGTTGGATGAGATAAAGAATGCATAGACATCAATGGATTAAATACCATCACCACAGAAGAGGATGGGTGTACAAATGTATTATTTGTGGAAAATTATGTAATGGAAGGTGAAAAAAAGTGGACGTTAAAGAAGCAAAAGATATATTATCCGATATGAGAGACCAGCATTTGCAGTTCATTGACGGAGCCGAAAATACTGGGACATGGGGCGAAAAATTTTTAAAAGAAGCATGGGCGTGTGATTCTGGCGCAAAGGCTCTTACCGGATTAATCACAGGGATAAAGATTGATAAAGGCGTTATCGCAGATAGTATTCAGCAATACGGCAAAAATAATCAAAGCACAGTCTGTATGGAAGAATGCGCCGAGCTTATCCAAGCAATCAGCAAGGCGAAACGTGGAAAAATCAACCGTGATAACATGATAGAAGAAATTGCAGATGTGTTGATCTGCATCGAAATGCTAAAGCAAATGTACATGATATCCGATGAGAAAATTAATAGGTGGATTGAGAAGAAACAGGCGAGAGAAGCAGAAAGAATTAGTCAACATGAATTATTATAGCTACATTTGGAGGTATGAATATGGCGATTCCAAAAAGACGAAAATTATCCAAAGAAGAACGTATGAAAGTGTATGAAAAATGCCAGGGACATTGTGCTTATTGCGGTTGCACGTTGGAATATAAAGATATGCAAGTAGATCACGTAAAGCCTGTGTATCGTGGCGGCGAGGATGATATTTCCAATATGCTTCCTTCGTGTCGTTCTTGCAATCATTACAAATCAACTTTAAAACCAGAAGAATTTAAAAAATATCTTTCTGGGATTCCCAAAAGACTTATGAGGGATAGCATTCCGTTTCAAGTAGGAGAAAGGTTTGGAATTGTTAGAATTGTTACAGATGATGTGACTTTTTATTATGAAAAAATCAAAAATAAAAATAGAAATAGGGAGGACTAATCATGAATAAGAAAGAAATCGCAGAGATCAAGAAACAGTTTACACCGGCAAATTGTTCTATTACACGCATTTGTGGTTGCTATGTGGATGCAGAAAAAAATAAGAAAACCAAAATTAAAGAAGCTTTCCTTTCCCTTCCAGAGGAAGAAATGTTTAAGTATTTTGACATTTTCAAGAAAACCATGTCTGGCAGACTTGGAAAGAACCTTATGAACTTTGATTTTCCATTAGCACAGGAAAAAGAGGGTGGAACACAGGAATTTCTTATGCGGATCAGAGCAAGTAAACTTAAAGATGATGAGCTTTTGGACGAGTTCTACGACAAAGTGATTGAAAATTACGATTATAACGAAAATTACTACATAGTTCTCATTCATGCAGTATATGACATTCCCGGAAAAGCTTCTGATGGAACCGAAATGCACGATGCATCAGAAGAAATTTATGAACACATTCTGTGCAGCATTTGCCCGGTGAATCTTTCAAAGGCAGGTCTTAGCTATGATGTGGCTGAAAATAACATCAAAGACCGTATTCGTGATTGGGTAGTGTCAAGACCAGAAACAGGATTCTTATTCCCGGTATTTAATGACAGAAGCACTGATATTCATGGAACCTTGTATTTCAACAAAAACATAAAGAATATTCATCCAGACTTCATCGAAAATGTTCTTGGCACACCAATTCCACGTATACCGGGAAATGAGATCAATGTCTTTTCAGATTTTATTATGGATAATTTCGAAGGATGCACAACATTTAATTTCACTGAAAGCCTGGTTGAATCGTTACAAGAAGTAAGAGAACAGAAGAAAGACAGCCCGGAGATGATAACCGTGTCATGTGATGAAATGGAACAGATTTTTGGATATTGCGGAGTTCCAGACGAAAAATTATCGGATTTCAAAGAAAACTGGGAAATGTATTTTAGTAACAACCCGGTTGCTATTGACAATATCCATAATTCAAAAACTGCAAAAATTGTAACACCAGATGCAACAATCTGCATCCAGCCAGATAAAATTTCTCTGATTGAACTGAAAGAAATAAACGGTGTTCCATCCCTTGTGGTTCCAGTAAATGGAGAACTGAAAATCAATGGAATTGAAGTTGAATTGAGATAAACACTTTTGAAAAATCCAGGAATTGGAGAAAGGAATTTCAGAATTGGCAAGCGATGTAAAATGGATAAAAATATGTTCAGATATTTTTGACGATGAAAAAATAATGCTGATTGAAAATTTACCAAGTGCAGACAGCATTATCGTAATATGGTTCAAATTATTATGCTTAGCCGGGAAAAATAACAACAGTGGTGTTTTTATTTTAAACGATAAAATTGCATATACAGATGAAATGTTGGCAACAGTATTTAGAAGAGACATTAATACAGTTCGATTAGCGTTAAAAACATTTGAGAACTACGGAATGATCGAAATTGTTTCCGGTGTTTATACAATTCCGAACTGGGGAAAATATCAAAATCTCGATAAAATCGAGCAAAAAAGCCAGTATATGAGAAATTATATGCAAGAATATCGAAAAAAGCAGAAAGACAAAATAGAGTGTAAAACTAACAGTAAACTTTACGGTAAAGCTAACAGTAAAACTAACGTTAGCTCGGCAGAAGTATATAATAAAGAACTAGATAAAAAAGAATTAGATAATAAAGAAAAAGAAATAGAAGAAGAGAATGATTTAATAGTATCTAAAGATACTATTCGTCAGACTGACGTCCAACGAATTATCACCGAATGGAACAGCCTGGAAGAATTTGGTATCAACCCTGTAAAAAGAATGACACCAAAACGAGAACAAGCAGTGAAAGCCAGAATCCGTCAGAACCATATAGATGATATCTTAGAAGCCATTGAGAACATTCGCCATAGTAGTTTCTTACAGGGGCAGAATAAAAATGGTTGGATGGTTACGTTTGATTGGTTCTTGAAGCCTGGAAATTTCGCAAAAGTATTTGAAGGGCAATATGCGGACAAGTCTACGAATAGACCGTGCAGCTACATGGAGAAAATCCAAAATAGAGTAAGCGAGGTGGATAATTGGGTATGACAAGGGAAGAATGGGCGGTACTGGTAAAGGCAATGAAAGCTGTGTACACTTCTCCATCATTTCTTCCAGATCAGAATGCTTTTGATACATGGTACGGACTTTTGAAAGACCTAGATTACAAGCTTTTAAGTTTTGGGTTAAAGAAATATATGCAGACAGAATGTAAAGAGCCTACAATAGCTGCATTACGGCAATGCGCGCAGAGCCTTATGCTTCAAAAAGAAGAACTGAACGAAACAGAAGCATGGGAAATGGTGCGCAGAGCCATTCAAAGCTCTGCATTATATGCAGAAACAGAGTTTGATAAGCTCCCAAAAATCATCCAGAAAGCGGTATCAAGCCCGGCACAGCTTAGAGAATGGGCGGTATCTGAAAATGTGGATGGTACATGGTGGAGTGTAGTTCAGTCAAATTTTCAAAGGACGTATCGGGCAGAAGTGCAGAGAGAACAGGAACGAAGAAAACTAAGTCCAGACCTTTTAAAAATTATAGATTCTGCCAGATTGGGAGGTGTGGAAAAATGCCAGATAGAAAACCATGGAGAGAATTAAAAAGCACTGAAATTATAGGCTTAAAGCGGAGACAATGCTCAAAATGCGACTATTACAGCAAGAGCGAAAATGCATGGAGTACAAATGCAACCTGTGATTATATCTTGATCGAAGAACATAGCAGAGGATGTGATCCGAGGGATTGTGTTAAAAATGGTATCTTCAAGAAGAAATCGAGAGGAAAATCAAGAGTAAAGCGAGTGATTTTATGAGGAAGATAAGCGAAATGTATAAGCGGTCTGGCGGTACAACTTATCAGCATATCTGTTCCGATTGCAGATTCTTCTATGGTGGTAAGCATCCGCGGTGTTTACAATACGAACTGGAAATTGATTGGAACCCAGATTATATAGCTTGCAAATTTTACAACCTGGAAGAATCTCAGATTGATGGACAGGTAAACATCTTTGATTTGTTGTAAAACGTGATAATTGTGTACTTAAAATAGTGCAGAATCGTTCAAAAAAGAATAATGGTAGAAATTATAGGGCATACAAAAGATAAAGAAAAACAGCGCTTAAAACGAGATAATTATATGGAGGGACAATTAATGGAAAAAGCTATATTGTATGCCATAAATGAAAGAATGTTCTCGCTCGGTCTGATAGACGAGAAAACAAGAGATAGAATTAAAGCTGAAATCAGCATTAGAAAGTAACGAAAATGTATTGAGTGGAGTTATATGAGGTGTTATACTTTATATGATTCCACTCCCTGTTTATTAAGGGAGAAATGCACTATGAATATTTATTATGTCAGAGAAAAATTAAGAAATTGCTCTATTTACGACATTGAACTAAATGTTGCTTATTATGCCAGGGTTTCTACTGAAAAAGTTGAACAGCAAGCATCCATTAAGCACCAGGAGGAACATTTTGAAGAGCTGATACATTCTAACAACAGATGGAAGTTTGCTGGTTCTTACATTGATGATGGTATTTCTGGAATACATGCGGATAAAAGAGAAGAATTTCAAAGAATGCTCAGAGATGCAAAGCTCGGAAAAATTGACATGATTATTACGAAAGAAATTTCAAGATTTGCACGAAATACTCTTGACAGCATCCAATATACCAGGAAATTGTTATCTTACGGCGTATGCGTGTGGTTCCAAAATGATGGAATTAACACTATTGATGATGATAGTGAGTTCAGACTTACTATTATGGCCGGAGTTGCACAGGACGAAATCCGCAAACTTTCTTCAAGAGTAAAATTTGGACACGCACAGTCAATCAAAAATGGTGTTGTTCTCGGGCACAGAATGTATGGATACTCAAACAATCAAGGAAAACTCGAACTGGTTCCAGAAGAAGCGGACATGGTTCGAATGATTTTTCAAGATTACGCTTCCGGAATATCTACGCCAAGAATAGAAAAAAAACTCTGGGATATGGGATACAGAAGTTTCAAAGGTGGGAAAATCAACCGGGATGTCATAAAAAATATTATTCGGAATCCAAAATACAAAGGATACTATTGTGGAGGAAAAGTAAAGGTTGTCGATATGTTCACCAAGAAACAAGAATTTCTTCCGCAGTCAGAATGGATAATGTTTAAGGATGATGGTTCCAGAGTACCGCAGATCATTGATGAAACTACCTGGGAAAAGGCAAACGCATATTTAAGAGAGCGTGGAGAAGCTATAAAATCAAGAAGAACCTCTTTTAAAAACGAAAATATTTTCACTGGAAAACTTTTCTGCGCAAATGACGGAGCTCCATACTGGATGAAGCAACATTATATCAGAGGAAAAGAAGATGTTCGATGGGTATGCAGCTATAAAATAAAAAACGGAGCAGCTTCGTGTACTTCGTTTGGGCTGGCAGAATCAGAATTGAAAGAAGTAATTGCAGATTTGATTAATAAATCTTCTGAAAATATTGATAGCATTTTGGAGGAATATTTTGAAATTTTGCAGTCCTCGATCAAAAACATTCCAGACAATAAAAACGAAATCTCACGACTTGAAAAACAGATTGATCTGTTAAAACAAAAACGTGAAAAAATACTGGAATATAATCTGGATGGAAAAATATCTGATGATGAATTTATTTCAAGAAATAAAGAATACGTGAAGCAGATAAAGCAGATTGAGAGCCATATTCTAGAAATCCAAAATACCAAAAGTCCAGAGCCAGTAGAAATACAATTAAGTGCTATTAAAGAACAGCTAGAAAAGTTCAAAGGTGTTACTCCACAAGATATTAACAGACAGATTGTTAATGAACTTTTTGAGAAAATTACCGTTGAACCGTTGGCGGTTACATGTGCAACACTAACATTTCAATTGAGGTCTGGAAGCCTTGAAAAATGGGGGTTTCCCTTGCGCCGTTCTGACGATATGATTTTCACTCTACATTCAGAACAACACAAGATATTTAGTAGGAAAACTTGCATTAAGACACAAGATATGGTATTTTTCAAATATAAGTACCTTTTAGCACTATAAGAGAAAAAATGGGAGTGGAATCAATGATACATACAGCTTATGACGTAATGAAAGAGTTTTTAATCACGGATGCAGACCTCGATGGCAAGTACGGAATTCCGAAAATTCCAAAGACTTTTATTCATCCGGGGAAAGATACTGTAGATTTTGCGGAGAGCTTCAACAGGAAGATTAAGAATCATCGGGAACTTGATGTAAATTTCTATGTGGATGATGTACAGTTTCAAAGATTATGGAATCAGCCAGACAAGTATATTAAGCATTTAAAATGTTTTCATGCAGTCATTATGCCGGATTTCAGCATATCAGTTGGCAAGAATGGAATGCCACTGGTAATGTGCCTGTGGAACAAATATCGCAATCATGCACTGGCTCACTACATGATCTTGAACGATATTCCTGTAATTCCGAACGTAAGCATATTACCGGAATACTGTTGGGACTGGTGCTTTGATGGACTGCCGGAGGGAAGCACAGTTGCCTGTTGCACCAATGGAAGAGTAAAGAGTAGGGCAGCATGGTTGGAGTTTTGCGTTGGTTTCAAGGAAATGGAGCGCAGATTGAAGCCACTGCGAGTTATCATTGTTGGAAGAATCCCGGAAGAGCTGGAAACGGACACGGAAATTGTAAACTTTGAGACTAGGAATCAGAAAATTAACAAGGAGGGTATGAATGGGAACAACGACTGACAATTACCAGAGAAAGAAAAAACTTTCAAAGTCCCAAACAAAGAGGACGGAACGTTTAGAGAAATCATCTCACAGAAGATATGGAACACGTAAGAAAGAAGGATTAAATAAATTGTGAATTTTGAATCAATCAGAACTTTACACTATAGAAATAATTGTGCAAAATTAAAATTTAAGTGGTAACTAGAAAATGCGAGAATTTTTCTGATTGCCACTTTTTTTCTGGATTTCCTTGATTTTTGATTTCCAAAACAATGTAGAAATTTGGGAATCGTTTACAAGTTAGCCGTAACTATTGAAATTGTGAACAGCTGCGGTTATTTATTGCCAAAGGTCAACCAATGACAGCACCAGGAACCGGCACCGCGCCGAACTGATGAAGCCGTGACGCTGCCGGGAACGATTGAACACCAGCAAAGCCGACCGCCAGCCGTAGCCCTGGCAGATCAGAACCAACTGCCCACAGATAATAGATCGTAGCATCAAACAGCATATAATGCAGTAATAAAAATACAATAATACTCTTGCAAAATAAGCCTTAAATGGCTTGTAGCGTATTTAGCCTATACTTTATTGACTGCGATTATAAAACGCCTTAAAATGACAAATACGGCGTTATACAAGCATATCACAATATAGTTGTATAGCCCTAATTGTTATATAGCCAGGTCAACTGCGGCAGATCACCGGGAAGCCTGGACAAGATACGCACATAAGCGGACAAAATGCACCAATTTACACGGTACGCAAATAAAGCATAGCCGAACATAGCTATACAAGACTATTATACACCCATAGCCGCAGACAGTCAATAAACCATGCAACACACTATAAAGCGTTTTAAAGGCTCATAAACGGCTTATAATGCAAACGTGGCATAAATCACCATTAACAGCATAAAAAAACGATTTACGGATAAAATAGCGCGTTAATTGATTGACTTATTATATTAACTTTGCAAGGTGTATCTGGCAGAATGCCAAAAAAACCGCTTGCACGCCGTGAACGTGCCGCCGGTCTGGAAACCGGGAAGCGGTAAAAACTATTTGAAAATAATGCATTTTAACTTTTCAGCCGTAAAACTATCAAGAATATCATAAATATATGTTTTCAATAAAATTGTGTGTTCACTTAAAAAATAATCTGTAAAATTTTCGAGATCGTCACGGAATTGCTTTTGATTAAGGGAATAAAATTCATCAATCAATTTGTTTTCAAGTTCTTGTGAAAATTCATCGTACAAAGAAATATTGTACTTTCCCGCAAATTGGATATATTCACTTTCACCAGTAAATAAAAAGTGCAAGATTTCTGTTTCCGGGCCTTTTTCGCAAATATCATTAATGTATTGATACAGGCTTTTATTTTCTAAAGCTTTGTTATTATCATCAAATACTTTATAATTATCAAAAAAATGCTTAATAGTTTCATTTACAACGCTTTCCCATTTTTCCATTTTTAACATTATCATATGTATTACCCCCATTTTATGTTATTATATCATACGCTAAGCCAAAAATAAACAGTACAAAAAATTGCCAGGAATTTTAAGCCCCTTATTATTTTAAAGTCATTTTTGTAACGCTCGGAAGACTGCGGAAAAATTCCCGGCGGTCGTAATCATCTTTAATATTAAATTGTCTGTCGCTTGTGGGGATGATCTCGCCGCCGATAAGCTCCATACAGGAGAGTTGTAAACAGTCTTCTTTTTTCGTTGATCTGTGCAAGGCGTACCGCATTACAGACTTTTTACCGTCCCGGCGCTTTACCGGGGACATATCCCAGTAAGCTAATTTAATAACGCCGCCAGCAACAGACGCAAAAATTTCTATTGCTTCTTTTCTGGCTTTTTTATTGATCGTATCAATTACGGAGAAATCGCCGCTTTTTATGGCGGCGATTGTCTGCGCTTGCGTGGCTTTCTTGATTGTTATCATTTTAAAACCCTCCATAAGTTTTATTTTTCTTGTAACACTTATTCCAAAAATCAACGACTTTTTCAGCTTCTTTTTTTGTGCTACAAATATTTGCGGAAGTAATGCCGGGGACTTGCAAGGAAAATAATAAATTGTCAGAGCTTGAGACTCGAAGAACAGACGCAAAGTTTTTATTGTTTGTGCGTGTTGAAATTGCTATATAATGATATTTCATGTTTTAGAACTCCATTTGATTAGGAAAACAGGCGAGAAAGCCCCGCCCGGAAATTGTTTATTTAATTCAAACAAGCGTTTATTTTCTCTTCCAGATGCGGGAACGCTTTACAAATTTCTTGCACGCTGTCGGCGTAATAATCGCCTACAATATCACCAAAAATCTTGATATTTCCAGAGTAAAAACACCCTAAATCATTAAACCAGATATCAAGCCCAGTTGCCTGCTCCTTTTTGTCATTGTACCACATGTCAATTTTTATCATGTTTTTAATCCTCCTGATTTTATTTTAAAGACTTCCGGGGAAAGTTCCCCGGATTGATATAAAAGTTAGTTATTTATGCCTTTTTTGCGTGTTTTTCAAGTTCTCTGTACAGAAGATACACGGCTCTTTTTTCTGCCTGTTCATCTGTAAATTTTTCTTTTTCTGTTTCTGTCTCGTCCAGGAGATCGCCGAGAAAATCAACAGCACTGTTTAAAAAAATATCGTTAGAAACTGGAAAAGCTGACGGTAAGCCCTGCATCCAATCCATGAACAAATCAGCTTTACTAATTCTTCCGGCTTTGTATCTGTTATCAAACTGTAATTTTTCAATGTAAAACATGTTCATAATATCTTTACAGATATCGTTGTACTCTGTTTTCATTGTGGAGCCGTCAAATGTATAATATTCCTCGGCTGCTTCGTAGCTGTCCATGATAACCTTTTTAATTCTGTTCATAACTTCTTTTGAATTTGTTTTTAACATTGCTTTTTACCTTCTCCCCTGTTATAATAGGGTTGCCTTTCTTTTTAGTTTGGTGCCCGGTTTGGTTTGGAAGATCGCCGGGCTTTTTTTATTTTGTTGTAATGTTTCTTTCTAGTATTATAATAACACTATATAGTAATACTGTCAAGCGCTATTATATTATTTTTTAATTGACTTTTGATACTTTTTAGTGTTATCCTGTTTCCAGGAGGTGAAAAAATGGACGGTACAAAAATCATTAAAAAATTACTTTTGGAAAAAGATATAAACACTGTAGAGCTTGCGAAGCGTTTAGGCTGCGGAACTGCTAACCTTTACAACAAGTATAAAAGAAACAACTTTTCTTTAAATGAACTTGAAGAGATTGCCGCCGCTGTTGGCTGTAATCTGGAAATAACTTTTTCCGATAAACAAGGGAACTAGAGTTTTTCAATTAATCAGTCCGTTTCCTTATGTCCTCATTGGCTTGAGTGGTTCGGGCGGTTCCGGTTGTTTGTTTCTTTTGTTCCTTTGTTGATATTATAATACCACTAATAATAGTGTATTTCAACACTAAAATTAGTGGTTTTTAAAAATATTTTATATTGCTTTTTAGTACTAATCCTATTATAATAATGATATAATTATTTGGGAGGTCACAAGATGTTTAAATATAAAATAGATGTTATGAAATCATTATCAGATCGCGGCTTTACATCTTCCAGAATGAGAAAAGAAAAGATTCTGAGCGAGGCAACAATGCAAAATTTAAGAAAAGGAAAAGGAATAACGACCGACACATTGAATACAATATGTATTATATTAAGATGTCAGCCGTCGGATGTTCTGGAAATAGTGCCAACAAATGAAGAAAAAATAAAGTATTTTTAAACACTAAATTTAGTGTTTACTTATATATGAAAATGTGCTATACTGTAACTATAATCAAGAAAGGAGATATTACAGTATGGCAAATTTAGAAGAGTTTCGTATTCCACAATATGAAGGTTGCGGAATATATGCAATAGTTAATTCGAAAAAGATGAGCTGTTATATTGGCTCAAGCAAAAATATTAAGTTAAGAGCAATTAACCATAAGGCGCATTTGAAGAAAGGGAAACATCACAATAAACTACTACAAAAAGATTTTGAAAACGGAAATTCATTTCGTTTTATTATATTATGTAAATTAGATTCAAACATAGACAATGATTTGCTAATTGTATACGAAAAAATGTATATGATAGCAGCCATGGATAACTATTTTGAGCTCTATAATTTACTCCCGAAAACGCAATGGAATAATCAAAGAAACTGGATAATTCAACACATAATTTATTATTTTATGAATAATTATAAAATATCAGAAAATCTCGTTTCTGCTTTTGAGGGAGAATATGAAACTACTCCGGCATATATGCATAATAGAAAACCAGAGAATAGATAATTGATTTGTGATTGAATTTAGAAAACCAATACACAAGAAAAAGCCCTAGGAAATTAACCCGGGGCTTTTAAAATGCTTATTTATGGCGGCTATGGACAGAGTACAGACCGCCGCCGAGCCTGTTAATATTTAAATAACACAGTTTTTCGCAAGTTGTCAAGAAAAATATTTTCAAAATACCGCTTGACATTTTTCTAAAACTTCTTTAGGCTATCAGATAACGAGAGCTGACGGAACTCAGGAAGGGCAGAGGCTGAAAGTACACAGAATCGTTAATTAAATAACACGCATAACAAGCCAGATCACGCCGGATAGAAACTCCTGGAAGGTCTGGCTTTTATTATGCAAATCTGCGAAAATGTAGCCGCCCTTATATTATATATAATTATATAATTATTCTCTGCCCTTCCTAGATTCCTAAAGCTGGAGTTTATTAAAAGATATGCTATACAGTACCGTATAATAATATATAAGATATAAATATAAATAAAGATTATAATATAATACCCTAATTATTATTTATTAATTATTGACAAAATAATGGGTTTTATTTTATGCAAAATTAAATTTGACAAGATATTAAAAACTGTGCTAAGGTATCAGCAACAAAGAAAACAGAATATTTTATTTTGAGTTTTAGAGAATGTACCCGAACACCCGGAAACCTTCCGGGAATAAGCTTTACCCGGTGACATTCTCTTTTTTATTTGTAAATTAACGTGTTAAAGTGAGGTGATAACATGAAAGATAATACAGTAAAAGCCCAAGATATAGAAATCTATTTAGATAATATTAATATATATGCTGATGAATATATAAATACTGTATTATGTATATCACCAGATAACGAAAACTATAAGAAAGAAGTATCAGATAGCTTTGTAGATATGATTTTCTATATTGCAGACCATATACAAAAGCCAAGTAATGACAATATAGAGCTATTAGATAAAATGTTTAATACTTATGTGAGATTATGCAGTAAATATCATGTATTACCAACGTTAGAAGTATTTAGCTTTTTAGTTGGGATTAATCGTACAACGTTTACTGATTGGATGAATGGGGAGTATAGAACAAACTCAGCGCATGGTAACACGGCTAAAAAATGGTTTGATATTTGCAAAAACTGTGCAATTAATAGACTGCATAACCAGACCGGAACAAATGCGAATTTGATATTTGTTGCAAAAGCAGCCTATGGCATGGCAGAAACGGCACCAGTACAAGCAACACAACAGTACGGCGTACCACAGCAGACCGCGCAGCAGATCGCAGAGAAGCACAAAGCCGCTTTACAGCTTCCAGAGATGGAAAAGCCGGAGTTATAGCAGTAAAAATACTATATGTTGTGATTGCGAGAAAACGGATTCTATATCTAGTGATACGTAATGTTTAAATAGGGTACACCCTAAAAAGACATTTTATAAAACACTGTTTTTTGTGCAATATTACAATAGATTTTGCATAGCATTCCCTTGATTACTGCCGCAGGCCCTTAAAGGTCAGCGTTAAACCAGGGAATCGGGAACCCATGGGGCGGCGGGCTTCCCTGGTAGCGTCCGTCATGGATATCGGGGAGGGGGTATATATAAAGCCCTAGTCAGCGGTAGTTACCACCGAAACCGCTCGAAAAAACAAAAAAGCTCTCCTTATATGGCAGTGATAGTGATTCGAACACGACAAGCAGTAAGCCTTAACTGTTTCTCTGCCATACTAAAAATAAGGCAATACCAAGAAAGGCGGGTACAACGAATGAATGATATGATGATTTTTAGCAATCCAGAATTTGGAAATGTAAGGACAGTAACGATAGATGGAAATCCTTGGTTCGTTGGAATTGATGTAGCCAAGGCTTTAGGATATGTAAAAGAGAGAAATGCTATTGCAAGCCACGTAGACAAGGAGGACGCCCTAAAATGTAGCCTCCCATCAAATAGTGGAGTGCAAGAAACGATTGTAATAAATGAGAGTGGTTTATTCTCACTTATTCTGTCAAGCAAACTTGAATCTGCGAAAAGGTTTAAACATTGGGTTACTGCGGAAGTCCTTCCTTCTATCAGAAGAACTGGAAAATACGAGATGGTTCAGAAACAGGATTCCTACCAAATTGAAGACCCGATAGAACGTGCTAAACGGTGGATTGAGGAACAGCAAGAAAAGCAACAACTTGAAGCCAAAGTAAGGGAACAGAAACCAAAGGCTGATTATTTCGACAGTCTGATAGATAATAGACTTCTTACAACTTTTCGAGATGCAGCAAAGGAATTTCACATCCCACCTAAAGCGTTTACTAAGTGGCTTACGGAAAATGGTTATATTTACCGTGATCGGCATAATATTATCAAGCCTTATGAATCGTATAGGAAAGCTGGACTTTTCCAGATGAAAGATTTTTCAACACCGTTTGGCTATTCAAACGTCCAGACATACATAACCGTAAAAGGAAAAGAGACATTTAGACTGTTACTTCAAGGGCAAGGATTGATTAGAAAGTAAAAAAAGAGAACCATTACGGCTCCCTTTTGATATCGTCAGTTGTTAATTTGATTAAGACATCTGGTTTAGGTTCGATTATAAGTTGACATTCCAGGAAGTCAAGAATCTGAATTAACTCATCGGCAGATATACTTCCTCTCGAAAATTTGTTTGCAAGAGATTGTGGAAGCATACCCAGATGGTTAGCTAATTGAACGTTGGTGACCTTCTTCATTTTCATAATTTGTTTTATTTTATCCGAAACCATATAATCACCTCCTATTAATGTAATCATAATCAAAACCGTTTAAATAGTCAATAAAAATATTCATAAATGAGTATAAAACACTTGAAATAATACTCGAGTACGTGTATAATTGACTTATAAATAAACGGGAGGGATTATGTATGAAAATAGGTTACGTGAGGGTATCAACAATAGAGCAGAATGAAGCGAGACAGATTGAAGCAATGAAAACTGATGGTGTTGAAAAAATTTATATGGACAAAAAATCCGGGAAAGATTTTAATCGTCCAGAGTATCAGAAAATGATTGCTTCTCTTCATAAAGGTGACATTCTGATAATCCATTCGATTGACAGACTTGGAAGAAACTACGAAGAGATTATTGCTGAATGGCGAAAAATCACAAAAGAGATTGAAGCAGATATCATTGTACAGGATATGCCGTTGCTTAATACTACGCAAAACAAAGATTTGACAGGAACACTGATCGCAGACATAGTTTTGCAGCTTCTCTCATATGTAGCACAAAGAGAAAGAGAAAATATTCGGCAGCGTCAAAAAGAAGGTATTGAAATAGCAAAAACGCAAGGCAAATATAAAGGCCGCGCAAAAAAAGAGATAGATAAGGAACTTTTCAAAGAAACCAAACGAAGTTGGCAAATGGGAGAAATAACAAAAGCACAATTTGCTGAGACTATAGGAGTTTCAAGAAGCACTCTATATAAACTCTTGGAGGGGGATAAAGATGATTGATTTTACGAATAAGTGCATCGTTACAGACAATAATGTTGAATCAGAACAGTTGCTTAAAAAAGCAATAGCTCAAGGATTTAACTTGCCAAAAGGTGAAAAAGCAATGGAATCACATAGATACTTTCGTTTTATCGGGAGTCCGTATAAACATGTTGTGGCTCTTGTCCCTGTATGTACGAGTGATCTAAACAATGCTATCAGATACTCAGAGATATTCGGTAATGAACTGGAAGAACTTAAAAAAATTACTGATTCAGCTGCAAGATGGTGCCGGGCATATGGATATGAACATTTGAATGTATATGCAAACGAAGAGCTTGAAAGTTATACTGGAAAGGCAATCGCAAAGACAACAGACAACATCATACAGCGTGTTGATGTTGAAATAAAGAAACCACGTAAACTGACTGTTTCAGAGTTGGAAGCATATTTAGGATATCCAATTGAAATTGTAAGTTGAGGTAAGTGCTTATGAAACCAAACCCACAATCCGAATCCATCCGCATCCGATTTTCCGAAAAACAGAAAAAAAGGCTCCTGGAAGAGAAGAACCGAACAGACAGGAGCGTATCGGATATCGTAAGACAGGCAGTTGATGAATATTTTGGGAGGAAAAGACGTGCTTAAATTTTTCTCAAAAAATAAAAAAGGCGTTTCCGAAACAAACCAAGCATATGAAAATGTTGGAAAGGAATCCCCGGCAATTCGGAAACTGGTGAGGCCAATTCACGCAAAAGCAATATTAGCTGATGGCAGATTGTATGATACTCAAACTGCCACATATGTTTGTGAATATGGAAATATTTCTTTGTTTGTTACAAAGAACGGTAGGTGGTTTGGCGCAAAATCAAAATCTGAATTAGCTGGTTATAGTGTTGATGAAAACGGAGACAGAACCGCTGAGTACAGAGTGATGTATTATGAGCTGGAATGTATTGATAAAATTTTTGTGATGCAACATCTGTGGTATTACAACCATAAGCTTTACAAAAAATATTTCGGGGAGGTGGAAGAAGGATGAATTGTTTTTTATACATCATTGAGAATGATGTTCGTAAATGTGAAAAAGAAGAAGATATTCCAAGAGATGCTACTGGAATACTTAAAGTACAAAACGGAGAAGTATTTTCAAAGAAAAACGGAGAATGGAAAAAGTTATCCGTGCCATACGCACCAATAAGTGATAATAAGGATAGTCTTTCCGAATCCCCCATTGATGTAGCCTCTATGCTTATCAATGCCACAGTAACTAACAAACTACCGACTGAGAAAATTCCACTGTCTCCATTATTTGAGCAGAAAACATGGGAAATTCCAAAATACAACATTCTACAGTTGGAAGAGATTGCGAAACACCTTCTTCTCTACTGTGAAACTAAAAGAAAGGGGTACGAAGATGCCTTTAGTGAAAATCACAACCCCCAACCCTTATGACTGGCTTGGTACAAAAATCTTTATTGATGGAAACAAAGTTCCGAATATACGCTCAGTTGATTTCCACACCGCAGTAGATAAAATACCAGTGGTTAAATTTGAAATGATGGCAGTTCCAGATATTGAAATGGAGTGCCTAGCACAAATTAGTGTCACTTCTCAATCAATTACTGATGCAATTTCGGTTTTAAGGCACGAACTACTACAACACGGAGAAATTTACCATGGATTCAAAGCAAGCCTAAAATCAGCTTTAGAATCCTACAATTACTGTGGAATGCCATTTGAGCCAGAGGAAGAGATTGCAGAAAAAATTCTGGACTTATTAATCGGGGAGGAAAAAGAAAATGAATGCACTTAATGTAATCGGAACAGCTGTAAATCTTGCATTTTTTGTTCTGGTTCTAGCCGGCACTTTAGCAATACTGGACGAAGAAGGAAAGACAAGCGTAATACAGATTTTATTCTGTATTTGTTTAGAAATATGTTTTGCACTGAATATTTTCTTAATTTGCACGAGGTGACAAATGTATTTACCAATTCCAATTGGAATTATCCCGATTGATTTAATCGAAAGGGTTAAATTCATAAAAGCGCCGCTTCGACTTAATCCATGTAGGCTCGGAAAAGCCTATGAAAGTGATAAGTCGAGGCATCCAGAGTAGTGTAAGTGCTAATTACTTATTATATTAATTACATAAACTTATATATCACGACTTCCCCGGTCTTAATGGTGCGCCGGGGTTGATGGGCTATCGCCAAGAGGTAAGGCACAGCACTTTGACTGCTGCATTCGCTGGTTCGAATCCAGCTAGCCCAGTTTGCAATATTTATCATATTGCAAATATTTTTCTTTTTCATACAACTTTCGCTTCGGCCTTCTAGCCCAACGGGGCTGATTAAAGGGGCTTCAAATGTCCCGGAAGACTTTCTGAAATCCAAAAGCGTTTCAGAAAACCTTTGTTGCAGCTGGCGGTCAAGAACTGCAACAGTGCCGGATTGTTTGTCATGGCGGTCAAATAATTCGGTATCTTAGGAAGCTTAGTTCAGCGGTAAGAGCAACGGCCTCATAAGCCGTAAGTCCTGGGTCCGAATCCCAGAGCTTCCATTTCTTCTAAATGCCATTCATCCGTAATATGGGTGGAAAAAACTTCCAGTTGAGCGTGTGGATTAGGTAAATTTATAGGTGCGATACGGCGTAGCCTAAATGGATCTGATTTCCCGGCTGGTATATCTCGGAGTTAAAAACATTAACGCAGCGCACGTTAATAAAAGGAGTTTTCAAGAGATGCCGTTCAAAGACGCATAAAAATATCCAGTGAATCTACAGCACTAAAACTTGTAGATAGTGGAAAGCATAACACGATAAACCTATTGCTAACCCGGTTTTTCCGGGTTCCGGCAGGATAGAGAAGTGGAATCTCGCAAGGCTCATATCCTTGAGAACGGCGGTTCGAATCCGTCTCCTGCAATTCCATCTACCAGGTGTAGATAGGATATCTTACTTTAGCATAGCTATTGTTAGTTCTTGCACATAAATGCGGATGCGTTTGTGTGCATTCGTGCAGGCATATAGACGCAACTCACTAGCGATCTTGTGCAAAAACTTTTTAGAGAGATAAGACCAATGCCCGTGAGGAGTGGTAGTCGGGGATTCTAAAAAAATCATCTAGTTTAGCGTTTTATGATGAAAAAAGAAACATAGCTCAGTGGTAGAGCAATGATATTGAATATCATGTGACACAGGTTCGATTCCTGTTGTTTCTATCTGGCAAATTGCCATTGCCAGAAGTTGCATTTTCCCCATTAAAGTTCCAGTGTTTCTCGTTGGGAGATTTATGCCGTTCAAGTCGGCACACTGGATTTTTCTAAATCGAGGTAGTTTATGAACGAAAAAAGTTGTAAGAATTGCAGAAAGCACGATGGATTCACATGGGTTTGCTTCAATGGTGACAGTGAACATTGTGCAGACTTTAGATGTCTGGACGATTGTTGTAAATATTGGGAGGGTGTATGAGTAAAATATCAGCGTTGTACTTGGCGGTTGATTATAAAGATGCAGATTATTTTTTGATAAAATTATTTAATAAAATACATAACGAAACATCAATAGTGCGGTTCAATAGAAAAACGTTTATTTTGGAAACAGAAACATGTACCGTAGAGATTTTCATTATTAATTCACCTCATAGAACAAAAACACTTCGTGGCGCAGCTAGTTATTTCTTACAAAGTGACAAACCGTTTGAAATGCGGGTAAGTAGAATTAATAAACTATATAATTCTTTGCAATATAAAAATTTATGGCTTGGAATCAATGCAAAGGAAATTACAGAAGAGCAGCTTATTAAACTGCTGGTATACGGAGATGTGGAATGAAAGTATTCGGCAAAGAAATCAAAGACGAATGCTCCAAATGCGGAAATATCCTTGAGTGTGAGCTGTTCCGGCAGGGGCATGGAATAAAACAGGAACGTGAAAACATAGCTAAAATGATTGCCTGTCAGATGAAGCACAGGGAGAAGAGGGAATTTGAATGCTAGATTTACTTGATAAACGCAATTGTCCTGTTTGCGGTGGAATGTTGAAATGCGAAAATTCCGATTACGCAAAACCTTTTAGAGAAAAAGAAATCTTTTTAAATGTGACATGGCAGTGCACCAATTGTGGCGCTGAATATACTGCAAAACTTGAATTAACTCCAAACGGATATGAGGTGCAAGACCGTGAAGCACATATTGATGTAGAGGATAATTTTTCAGCCGAAAATTTTATGCTTGGAAGAAACAATTTTCGAAGACAGAGGTGGTAAATATGAAATTTGAGGATATGGCAAACTGGACAGAAGAACAGTTGAAAAATGAAGTTGTTCGTTTGGCTGATGAATGCGAGAAAAAACAGCATATAATCCTGGACTATAAAGCTTTATCGGAGACACTTAACCAAAAGCTTCTTGAAAATGATAACTGGAAGATTCCGATTGATGGAATTGAAAATGTAGATACTGGTCATCCATCTATAGAATGGTATGAACAACGACACCAGGATGACTGTATTAGAATCAACGAGTTAACTGTTACTGTTGACACATTGGTTGACCGATACGCTAATTTAAGGAAAAACAAAGGGATGTGCTGATATGGGTGAAAAGGAAGAATTAAAGCATTTCTTTACATGTAATGGAAAAGTTATTGAAACAATACCAGAGATTTCAATTTCGGATGGTACTGTTATCGAAGGCGGTATTCTTCACAGAAATGAGGACGGTACACTTTGTAGCATAGGCAAGCCATTAAGTATTGAATTTGAATGTAAATTCAGTGATGAACTATTTTGGACACTAGTTGCCCCAGACCGAATAAACCAGAACAATTTCCGTAAAATACATGGGATTCCGAAGCGGAGGAAAATTAATGGATCAAGAAAAAATAAGCATTGAAGAAGCCATGAAAATTGGTTTTAAGAAAATACCAAATAACTGCTTAAAAATGAATAAAAAGCCAAAATTTAGACAAATTGCTGGAAGAAAAGGGAAACGGAAATTTGATAATGTTTTTAAATCTGTTGCGCGGCGAATGATAAAAAGGGCAGCCAAAGAGGGAAGACCAATAAAGCATAAAAGAAATAGAAAGGTAAATAAATGAGCATTAAGTCAGCATTAGAATCCGAAGGAATAGATTTTTCTGAATACATGAACCCACCCGAACCGTGGAATGGACAGGCATTATTGAGGAATATCAATGGAGTGAAATACGCCTGTTGCCCTTTTTGCGAAAAGAAAGCACTTCTGATTAGTCCAGAAACAAAAATTAGGCATCTTAAATTGAAGTGCAAGGGAAGTAACTGCAAGAAAGAGTTTGAGGTGAATGTATGAGAATTGTGGTTAAAAGGATTCCGATTGAGATCATCGAACTTGGAATAGAAACATATGCGCAGATTGATATCGAGGAAATTCTTCTTATATCTTATCCGCCAATTACAAAGACCGTTTTAAAATTTTATACTGAGTACATTGCGTTTGAATTCCAAAAGGAATATTCAGTAAAAATAAAAAATGATGATGCAGTGATAAAATGTTATAGGGGAAACACTTTGAACACTTTCATTCAGAAAGACGCAGGTGAAAGAACTGTTGCTGAATGGCGCAAGGTTATATCGCGTTCAAAAAACACTCCGTACATTGTTAGAACTATTAATTCTATAAAAGTGCCTGATGAAGATGCTATTAAAGCGATTGCAAGTGATGCGACAGAACTTCAAAAGACTAAACCTGTGGAACTGGACGAACTTTCGGAAGAAACCAAGTTTAGAATTTATAAATTAATTGTAAATGAAATTGGAAAGCATTTTTACAATTGCGAGATGCGTATGTCATATAAAGACTTTATACTTGTTGAGGATTGCATCAGAAAAGTTTTGCAAGGAGAACAAGATGAACACAAAACGGATTAAATGTATTTTGACAGGTGGATGCAAGTTCAAAAGTTCGGATACAGAATCGAAATGCAATGATAAAGAAAAGACTTGCACCATTACAGAAACTTGCTACAAATGTGGGAAGAAGTACACTGCCGTATTTACCTACAAACAATTAGGGATTCCAGTGAGGTGAATGTATGAATTGGTTTAAAGAAAAATGTTCCCACCTATATGAGGAAATTGGGAAATGCTATGACAGAATAGATTACGGAAATGGTACTCATATAAATGCTTATATTGTAAAAAAATGCAAAATATGCGGAAATATTACAGCCAAGACTGTATATTCAAATGAATTTACAAGGTATACATCTCCTGTAAGAGTTGATGATTGTGTAAAAAAACTGATAGCTAAAGGATATGTTGACAAGGTTGATTTCTTTTTGGAACACGAAAATGATAATATACCGTGGAAATAAATGGAGGTCTATTGAGTGAAGAAGGCAAGAAAAATATGTTGGATAATTGCGAATTTTATTATATTCAAGTGGGTAGCAGATTATTTGATAGCCACAATTCAAATAATGGTTGAAAATCATTGGGGATTTTCGGCAGTACCATTACTGTTTATGGCAGTATTCGCAGAGTGGAAAGTAATTGAAAATATTTTTTCAGAATTAAAAAGATGATTTTATCAAGAAAGGATATGTATGACAAAACAAGAAGCCGTAGTAATTGAAACCTATACAGGAATTTGTATGCTTACAGGGGATGACCGAAAACTTGCATACGAATACGCAGAAAAACTTTTAGGTCATCCGATATATACACATGAATTTCCAAAATATGCTGACAAGCTGAAAGAACTTAGTAAGTCAGATTTTATTGAAATTTGCAGAAAGTTAAGTGATTAAATTGTATGGTTCAAATTAAGAAACATTCCGTGTATACATCCATAACCAGATGGATTAGAAAATTGTAGATATTGTGAAAAATATAGTTTTGAAAAATATTTAGAATACAAAAAACAAAAAGAAAAGTCAAGAGAGCCACATGAGAGCCAGACTAAATCCTAAAAAGAAAGGAGGTCTGGCTCTATTTTTATGGGAAAAATTACAGAAGGCTCGCTCGAATGGTATCGGACAGTCCTAAATCAGATTATCAGTAGTGACATGACAATCTATCAAAATCAAAAAGATTGCCTTGATTTGCTCTTAAATATGAATATTGACCTTCCTTTCAACGAGAATCAAGAAGCACGGAAAATGGCTATGAAAGTAAGTCAATACTCACATAACATAGCAGAGAAGTGTGCTGCATTAACTGGAAGTGGTGACTTTGATGATATCTATTGGCAGTATTTATTACTGGAAGCGCAGAATTATCAAGTAGACAGTGGATTGTTATATCTTGAAAAAAATCGTATTCCAAAAGAGCGTTTTTACGAACCAAGAAGAAATGTATTTATGCAGCATAATATTATAGGTTCACTTCAAGACTTGATGGATGACAAACTGGATATATTTGCATTGAGCGTACCGCCAGGTTGCGGAAAATCTACGCTAGAAGATTTCTTTCTTTCCCTGGTCGGTGGATGGTTCCCAAACGATTTTAACCTGTCATCCGCACACAGTAGTATTTTGACACGTTCCCTTTATGATGGTGTTCTGGAAATTATTAATGATCCAGTAGAATATACGTGGAGTGAGATATTTCCAAACATTGATTTAAGTAAAAAGACAAGTAATGCAAAAGAAACAACTGTAAATCTTGAAAGAAATGGTCGTTTCAAAACATGGACATTTAGATCAATTGATGGTTCTTTGACTGGTGCTACACGTTGTAACAGATTTCTTACAGCGGATGACCTTGTGTCTGGTATCGAAGAAGCATTGAATAAGAGCCGACTTGATACATTATGGACAAAAGTGGTAAATGACCTTCGCTCACGTAGGCTTGATGGTTGCAAGGAATTTTATATAGCTACAAGATGGTCGGTACATGACCCTATAGGAAAACTACAGCAATTATATGAAGGGAATCCGAGGGCTAGATTTATTGCAATACCGGCATTAACAGATGATGGAAAAAGCAATTTCTTATTTACAGTAAATGGTTTTTCGGAAAAATATTTTAATGATGCAAAGGAATCAATGGACGAGATTTCTTTTAACTGTTTGTATCAGCAGAAACCAGTAGAGCGTGAAGGATTACTTTTACCACCAGATAAATTGAAAAGATTTTTCTTTGATAGAGAAGATGTTCCAGATGGCTGTACAGATGAATATGTAGTTATGCCAAAAAGAGAGCCGGATGCTATATGGGCTGTATGCGATACAAAGGATAAGGGAACCGACTTTGAATCACTTCCAATTGCATATCAATACGGAGATAAGTTTTTTATTCCAGATGTTGTATTTGATGATTCAACAGATTATGACATATTGGATAAGAAAACAGCTGATATTTTGATTAAACACAATCCTCACATGATTCGCTTTGAATCAAATAATGTGGGAGGGCGTGTTGCACATAATATTCAAAAATTGATTGATGGAAAATGCAGAGCGAAAATCGAACCAAGATTTACACAATCCAATAAGGAAACCAAAATTCTTGTAAACTCAAATTATATTATCAATAATTTCTATTTTTTGCATCAAAGTCAGTACAAACCAAAATCAGATTACGGATTGTTCATGGCAAATGTAACAACTTATACAACAAGAGCAAAAGTGCCACATGATGATGGGCCAGACAGTTTAGCAATGATGTCCGAGTACGTTCAGAATCCATTGGGTGGAACCGCAACAGCAACACAGAATCCACTTTGGGGAAGGAGATAGAATATGATGACTACAGCTCAATATTTACGACAAATTGAAAATTATGATAACAGAATCAAAAACAAGCTTATCGAAGAAGAACAGCTCAGTTCTCTTTCCACAAGTGTATCTGCAATTCCAGTTGGGGAAAAGGTGCAAACTTCTGTAAAACGTGATCCGATGGGAGACATGATTGCGAAGATATTTGATCTGCGAGAAGAGATTTCAGAAATGATATCTGAATTTTTACAAAAAAGACAAGAAATAGTCCGAACTATAGAACAGGTTGAAGACCCATTACTATATGACATATTATTTAAGCACTATGTTGAGTACAAATCATTGGTTCGTATCGCAGACGAGATGGGTTATTCCGAAATACATATGAAAAGAATGCACTTAAAAGCCGTAGCGGAAGTAAAAAAGATAAAAGGTTTTGAAAAATGATACTGGAATATACTGAATGATACCTTCAATATGTGTAAAATATAAAGTAGAGCATTGGATTAAAATATCCAGTGCTTTTTATTTTACAGAAAGGATGGTTCGGCTCGTGAGAAATACAATGAATTTTGTAGATTTATGCCGAGGTGAATTCGGGAGAAAAGTAGCCTACACAGGTGTTGACCGAATCACTCCACAAAATGTAGTGAAAGTAGTATCAGACACTATTGGCATACATAATAGAAATCGAACATTAATTGATTATCTGTATCGGTACATGAAAGGCGATCAGCCGATATTATACCGAAATAAAATAGTCCGTCCAGAAGTTAATAACAGAGTGGTAGAAAATCACGCATTTGAAACTGTAAAATTTAAAGCTGGGCAGATTTGCGGGGAACCAATCCAATATGTATGCAAAAAGAAAAATGCAGACAAAAAAATAAATGAGCAAGTTGACCTTCTGAATGATTATCTTGATGAAGCCAATGCAGATGCAAGAAACATCCAAAGGGCAATATACCAGAGCGCAACAGGAACTTCCTATAAGGCTATTCTGAAAGAAGAGGATTGGACAAAAAACGGAGATTTACCACCGTTTAGAATCTTCATTCCGTATCCAGGTGATTGTTACATTGTATACTCACAGAGAAATGGGAAACCAATGCTTTCCGTACAGATTTTAAAAGATGAAGATGAACAGCAATATTATTTATGTTATTCAAAGAACCAGTTTTTCAAAATCACGAATGGAAAAGTAACCGAATATGGCATCAACGGTTTTGGTGGGATTCCTATTGTTGAATGCCCGAATAATCATGACAGGCTTTCAGATGTTGAAATTGCAATCACATTATTTGATGCAATTAACAAATACCAGTCTGACAGATTAAATGGCGTGGAACAGTTTGTGCAATCCTTTATGAAGTTTAAAAACTGCGAGGTAGACAAAAACGAGTTTTTGGAAATGGTAAAACTTGGTGCTATCTCTGTTAAAGATACCGGAAATGGCTGTCAATCGGATGTTGAACTGATGACCGCTGAACTGAATCAATCAGAGAGCCAGGTTGCAAAGGATGATATCTACAATAATATGCTGATTGTGGAAGCAATGCCAAACCGACAAAGCAATAGCGGAGGAGATACAGGAAATGCTGTATACCTTCGTAATGGATGGGATTTTGCAGAGAGAGATGCAAAATTGGTAGAAGCATTCACCAAGGAAGCTGAAAAGGAATCTGCCAGAATTATTCTGAATATTATCCGTGGCACATCAAAAGATGTTAATATCTCAACACGAGATTTCGATGTGAAGATAACCAGAAACCCAACAGACAATATGCTTGTAAAAGCACAAGCACTTGATTATCTGTTCAAAAATAAAATTCATCCGCTTATTGCACTGATTACTTGTGGGCTATTTAGTGATCCGCAGAAAGTCTACGAAATGAGTTTACCGTATCTGGGAACTATTTACCCGGAACTGGCAGACCCGGAAGCGGAAATGCAGAAAGCACAGCAATTACTTGACGGAAAGTTTCAAAATCCGTCCAAAACAGAACCAATGGCAAATTCTCCATCTAACGAAGAATGAACCAAATTTCGATTATTTAAGGAGTTTTAGAGAAATCTAAGGCTTCTTTTTTAATACACAAAATCAAATAAATTGCAACAGCCCGTGAGCGTAAATCGGGTACAGACCATGTGCGGAGCGAACCGTGTTGAAAAAGCGTATTGGACTGGAAGAAAGGAGATTTCAATGACAAGAGAACAGGCAAAACAGGTACTTATCGGTATGGGAGTTGCAGAACCTTCCGAGGAACAGGTTTCTAAGCTTCTTGATTCTATTTCTGCTGAAACTAAGAAAGAGAAAGACAAAAATGTTTCTCTGAAGGAAAAAGCTGAAAAAGCAGATTCCCTGGAAAAAGAGTTGGAAGAGTTGAAAAAGCAGAACATGACCGAAGCAGAACGACTAGAAGCTGAACGCAAGAAAGAAAAGGAAGCAGTGGATAAGGAGTTAGCTGATTTGAAAGCTGCGCTTGCAGAATCCAACAAAAAAGCCCTTACCAGTGAAATTACTTCTATGTTCGCAAATGCAGGACTTTCAACCGAAACATACGCGAGTGCTATTAAAGCATACGCATCTGCACCGTATGAGAAACCAGAAGATGTAATGAAAGAAGTCGAAACTTTTGTTAAGGGAGTTTCCGAAGCAAATAAAACAGCACTCGATACCGCAAAGGCAGCTTGGGAGAAAGAAGCATTAGAAAACACTCCGAATCCGGGTGGTGGTAGCGGCGGCAAACCTACAGTGAAAAGCGATGCTGCTGAATTTGCAAAAGCTTACTCAGCAAAAATGAACCAGGAAACTAAATCAGCGGACGATAACGCCCCTGTAAATATTTAAGTAAAGGAGATATAAATAATGGCTTTTATGAAAACAGAGCAGTATGAGTCCACTCCAAATATTCTCGAATCCGAGGTCGGACTTGTACTTAAAACCTACACAGCAGACCAGACAAATGCTGAAACAGTTGGAACTAAGAAAATTATTAAAGCAGGTTCCGTATATCCAACAAATGCGACAGGCGCAATCGGCATTGTATTTGAAGATGTTGATATGACAGATGATACCAAGAGACCAATTTCCGTGATTGTCGCAGGACGTGTTCTCGAAAAGAGACTTCCAGTAACAGTTGACACTACTGCAAAAACAGAGCTTGAAAAAGCAGGAATTGTTTTTGTAGTCACAGAAGACCCAGTATTTTAAGGAGGTATAGGAAATATGCCATTTAATATTTTAGAATCAATCACCCAAGAAGAAAGACTTAATTTCTCTCAGAATTTCAGCGTTAAAAGACCAGGTATCCTCGATACCATTTTCCCAGATACAAAAACCCAGTATCTGAAAGCAGAGTATTACAGACTTATGGCTGGACAGAATCTCCCGGAAGTTGCATTTGTTCATGCTCTTGATACCGAAGCAGAAATCGGTACAAGACCTGGATTTGAAAAAGTCCTGACCGAAAAGCTCTTTATCAAGAGGAAAATCAATCAATCTGAAAGATTGCAGCAGGCAATTGAAAACGGTGTGCCGGATAATGAAGCACTGAAAAACTTTGTATTTAATGATGCAGCCGGCCTGTTTGATGGCGTTGTTGCCAGAGCAAATGCTATGAAAGGACAGTTCCTTTCTACCGGTGCCGTAACAATCAAAGAGAACCATGTTGATATGGGAATTGACTATGGAGTTCCAGCAAGTGCAAAAGTAACGCTTACCGATTGGTCTAAGCCAGATTCAGATATCATGGGCGATATCCAAAAAATGGTAGCTGTAGCAGAAGGCAATGGCTATGTAGTAAACAAGGCTGTAACTTCTCTTAAAATGATCAACTATATGCGGAACAATACTGCAATGCAGACAGCTGTTCTGGGTGCTGCAAATAAGAGACTTCTCACAAAGCAGGAACTTGCAAATCTGCTTATGCAGGAATATGAAATCACAATTGATCGTTGTGATGAGAAATTCAATTTTAGAAAAGCAGATGGAACTATGAAAACAGCCAGATTCTTCAAAGAGGATGTATTTACTCTGTATGAAGCAGATGCCGACGGATCCTTCGGTGTTGGTCTCTGGGGCGTAACTCCAGAGGAAACGGAATACAGACAGTTCATCCAGGAAGAGAACCGTTCTTTCGTAACTCTTTCCATGTGGGCTACACCAGACCCAGTTGCAGTATGGACAAAAGCGTCTGGTATGTTTGTTCCTGTTGCACCAAAAGCTAACGGCGGTATCGTTATCGGTACCAAGGCGGGGGAATAACCGGGCATAGTCTCGATGAAAACAGCCAGTCACCATCTGTAGCAAGTGTTTATAATGAATCAATACATAAGTATACAGAAAGCGAGTTATCTAATATGACTGTATCTCAGTTAAGACAACTCGCAAGTGATAACGGCTATGCCCTGACAGCAACTAATAAGGCTGGAATAATATCAGAGATTTTATCTCAGCAAAGGTAGGTGATTAAATGGACGAACAGCTTATAGAGGATTTGACAAATTATCTTGAAGATGATGCAGAAACTGCGAGGATGATTCCTCTTTCGGCAGAGAGGGCTATTCGTTCATTTAAGAAGAAAAGGAATTATCCTTCATCTTACAGTGATGAGAAAATAAATTCCGATATGGAAAACTGCTATGATTGCATATTTGATTTGGCTCTTTTCTTTCTGGTGAAACAGGGAGCTGAATTCCAAGGATCACATTCCGAATCTTCTGTAAACAGAAATTGGACTTCCGAAACTGAAATCTATGTAAATCATGGTGTTTTTCCATTTATCGGATTCTAAGATGGTGTGTGCGTGATACGTCAATCCTCCCACGTATCGCAGGGGTGCTTCAAATTAGGTGGGTAGAAGCAATATCTAAAAAATGGGAGTGATGGAAAGGAATAGCGATGGGATGTGAACACGAGTGTATCAACGAACACCGCTTGCAAGAATTGGAAAGTGCCGTCCATGAGATGAAAGAAAAGCATTCCAAAAGGGATGAAGGCTTTTTTAATCGTATCAATGCGCTAGAACAGAAAATTGCTTTATACAACAACGATCTGGGACACATCAAAGATACAGTTGACGAAATGAACGACAATTTAAAAGCACTCATGGAAAAGCCAGGAAAATTACAGGACAAAATTATTGCTTATGTTATAACTGGAATAATTGGTATTGTTTTAGGTTTTGCTCTTAAAGGCATTTTCCCGGTGTAATATTGATTCCACTAACAGGGAGGACGGTGGAATGGATAATTATAAAGACTTTTCGGAAGATGAAAGAATCTTCTATTTGCGTGAAGCTGGATTTGATTCCAGAGAAAAAGAGTTATTCCGATTGCGTGTTTACGAAGAAAAAACACTTGCAGAAGCTTCAGAAATCATGGGCTACAGCACAAGAACCGTAGACCGCATAAACAGAAAATTAAAGAAGAAAATTATGAAAGTCGCCCCGATGTATTGTCGGGGCTTTTCTTTGTATTCATAAAACGTGGCGTATTTATGGCGTTATCGTGGCGTGTTAATCAACCTCTTATTATTGTAAAATATAGTTATAAAAACAAGGGAGGTTTGAGATATGCAGTATGGTAATCCGTATTTTGCGCAACCATTTCAACAAATACAGCCGTATCAAGATAGATTAGCACAATTGCAGAATAGTTATCAGCAGGCAATGCCATACGGACAGGCACAGATTCAGCAACCAATACAACAAATGCCACAAGTACCACAAATCCCCATGTTGCAAGGACAGATGGTTGATGGTATTGATACCGTAAAGGCAAAAGACGTAGATATGTCCGGAAATCCTGTTTATTATCCAAAAACAGATGGAACAGAAATATATAGAAAACAATTACAGGCAGATGGAAGAAGTAGAATTTTTGTTTATCGACTTATAAATCCGGAAGAACAACAGCAACCAAAGGCAGAAGAAAAACCGATTGACATAGAAGCTATGTTTAATCAGCTTCGGAACGATGTTTGCTCTGAGATTTCCGAAATAAAGAGTATGTTCCCGACACAAATGTCGGTAACACCGGAATCAAAGCAGAATGGAGGTAAACAGAGATGATGAATCCAATGCAACTTATGCAAATGATACGTGGTGGAGGGAATCCTCAACAAGCCATAATCAATATGATGAAACGACAAGCGGGGAATAATCCTGTAATTGACAACGCAATTAATATGATGGAAAAAGGTGATAATGCAGGAATTGAAAAGCTTGCAAGAAATCTTTGCCAAGAAAAAGGAATTAATCCTGATGATATGTTATCGCAGGTTAAGAATCAGTTTGGAATAAAATAAATTCGCTACAATAATTAAAAGAGCCGCGGTCTTTTGATTTTGTATAAATTACAAAAATCAATAAGGAGGTAATCACTATGATGAATGGTGGATTATCAGCAAGCGATGTCGCTGTATTAAGCGGCTCTAATAACCGTGCCGATGAAGGCTATGGCTTTGGCGGTGGCTGGGCATGGTGGATTATTATATTGCTCATCTTCGGCTGGGGCGGTTTCGGCGGCTTTGGCGGCTGGGGAGGCAATGGTGGAAACGGTACAAATGGTGCAGGTTTCCAAGGATGGGCAACCAGAGCGGATATCAATGAGAGCTTTGCTCTGAACGATATTCAAAATGGTATCAGAGGTATTCAGCAGGGTATCTGTGACAGCACATATTCTCTTAACAATACCATGCAGAGTGGCTTTAATGGTATGAATGTCGGAATGCTTCAAGGCTTCAACGGCGTTCAGCAGGCAATCAATGCTGATACTGTAGCCGGTATGCAGAATACCAATGCATTACAGTCTCAGTTAGCAAATTGTTGCTGCGAAACAAGAGAAGCAATCCAGGGCATCAATTATAACCTTGCCACTAACACTTGTGCTCTCCAGAACACAATGAACAACAACACCAGAGATCTTCTGGAAAACCAGAACAGCAACACAAGAGCAATCCTTGACTTCCTGACTAACGATAAGATTGCAACATTACAGGCAGAGAACTCTGATCTGAAACGTGCTGCATCCCAGGATCGCCAGTCTGCATTGCTTACAACAGAGATGTACGCACAGGCTCAGAGATTAATCAATGCAATCAACCCGGCTCCGATTCCTGCATTCCAGGTTCCAGCTCCATATGCATACGCAGGATGTAATACATATGGTAACGGTTGTTGCTAAGTAACTCACCCTTAGAGGTTGACTAAATTCTAAGAGGTGGGTTGCGGCTCACCTCTTATTTTGATTGAGAGGTAGAAATATGAGTTGTAAAAATGTTTGTAAGCTCTGCAACCGTCTTGTAATAAGCCAAGCTGTTGCGTTTACAGGAGGTAATCTTGTAATCACACTCCCAGCAGGCAGTTACAACAATGGAGAGAAATATTGTATTGTTGTTGCACAAAGTATACCAGAAGCCACTACAATTACTGCTCCGGTAATGATTCAGATAGGAACAGGAACAACTTTGTATCCGCTAGAAAATCGTTGCTGTGCACAGATTACGGCTTGTGGAATAAGAACCAGAATGAAGTACGCAACCAGAGTAGCTACAAGTGCAACTGGCGGAGTATTCAAGATGTTAGGAAATCCGGCTTGTAGTCCGAGCAACAATTTGAAAGCAATTAATGGTACAGCCCCAACGACAGAAGCACCTGTTACGCAGGCTGTTAGAAAGGGGGCACTGTAATGCATAAAGTTGCAATGGAAATGGGAAAATGGGCTATGGAAAAAGCCAAAACACATGGCTTTGATAATCTCAGTGCTCAAGATTGGGACGATCTGAAAGACTGCATGGAAGCAGTAAAATGTGCGATTTGCGCTGATAAAGATTATCGCATTGTGGAAGCTATGGATGAATGCGAACAGGAAGAAAAGTATCTTGGACGCATGGGATATGACCGTTACCGCTATTCAAATGGGCGTTTCGCTCCAAAAGGTAGGGGAACCAGAAAAGGTTATAGGCCATATCTGTACATGGAAGACGATGACTGGATGGACGAGTATTTAAACAATCCAGAGTTTGAACGTAATATGTACCGCATGGGATATCATCCAGATCGTAGTGATATGGAAAATGATGGTATGAATATGAATTGGAAGAAGTCCAGATATGGCGAATCCTATGATAGATACGATGAGAATCGTAGGCATTATCATGATTCCAAAGACACGGAATCCAAAAGAAAAATGGATGATTCCATGAAGGAGTACACATCTGATATTATCCGTAATCTCACGGAAATGTGGTCTGATGCAGATGCAACGCTCAGACAGCAGATGAAAACTGACCTGAGCCGTTTAGTTCAGCAGATGACATGATTACAATATTGATTAAGCCCTTGTCGCAGTAGTGCGGCAGGGGCTTTTTTCGTAAAAGGGTGGTGATAATCCATGCTAAGACAATTTTACATGAATGGTGACATATGGAGAGTGCGCTTTGTTTCTCCCAATGATAATGTTTTGATTGACCGTACAGGGAAACGCACACTTGCCGTATCTGATTACTCCACAATGACAATTTCGATTGCAAACAATCTAAATGGAGAACTTCTAAATCGTGTATTTATCCATGAATTAGGTCATTGCGTGATGTTCAGCTACGGTCTATTAACAGAACTTCACCGCATGGTTAAGAAACGATATTGGGTGGACGCAGAGGAATTTGTATGCAATATTCTGTCCGACTATGGACAGTTTGTTATTGGCACAGCCAGAGATATTTTAGGAAACCAATTCACATATGTTTCTCCTGTTGGAATGGAAAGGGTGATTGCATGAGAGTATTAAGATTTATTGTAAATAATCAAAGAATTTATCCAGATCCCAAGTGTGATTTCTCTGGACTGGTAAAGGGCACGACTGGATATCTTAAAGCATTGTTTATCTTTTCACCAGAGTGGAACGGATGTAAAACAGCTGCTTCATTTTGGAGAATGGAAAGAGAATACCCAGTAATACTGAAAAACAATCAATGTGAAATTCCGCCAGAATCCCTTACTTGGGATTATTTTTCTGTATCTGTCACCGGAGTGAAAGATAACGGAAAATACATTATAACTACTGGTAAAACCAAAGTATCACAGAGGGGGTAGAACATGGCAACAGCACTTGATTTACTTATGAGCGCAAAAGAAGATGTTAATTTGCTTTCTGAACAATCCGATATATGCACGATTGATGCTAAGACAAGGATTATTTTCGTGCCCTCTACAATCGTAGTTGGTGGGGTACAATCTGACAAGAATGCAGAACGTATTAAATTTTCATGTCCCAAAATTGTAGGAGATAATCTTGATTTATCCAAATTTTCAGTCAGAATTAACTTTGAAAACGTAAGCAGTGTGGATTTTAATGTTTCTATCAAAGACCAATACATTTGTGATGATGTAGCTGTAGATGGCGAAAATGTAACTTTTTCTTGGTTGATTGGAAGAAATGCAGCAAGGTATATGGGAACGGTACGTTTTATTGTTTGCGCTGTTAAAACGGATTCCGATTCAAATATTAGTGTTGAATGGAATACCACAATAGCGGAAGTACCAGTGCTAGAGGGTATCGAGATTGATCAACCACAGATAGGACAGGAAGAAAAAGATGTTATAAATCAGCTTTTGGAGCTTACTAAAAACACATCTGCGGAAGCTGTTCAAAATGTAAATTCCGCAAAAGAACAAGCTATTAAGAACATCCAGAGTGTATCACAGCCAGACACTACATTGACTATAGAAGGTGGGCTTGCAGAAGCAAAAGCAACTGGAGAAGCTATTGGTTCGCTAAAGGAAGATTTAGTTGCCAATTCAAATGAATTGTATAATAAAGAAGAGAGAGAAATTGCTGTCGAACCGTCTGAATATAACCTATTAGAAAATAAAGTTGCGTATATTGATACTAATAATGAAATTATGACATATGAAAACGCACACGCTTATGTGATGCACAAAAACGTTATTAGTGGAGAAAAATATAGAATAATGTCACAAACATATGGGTCTGTAAACACATTGTTATATGCTATATGTGATTCGAACGGTAAAGTGATAAATTCAGCAAAAATGGGTGTATCGCCAAATACTTATATCACAACTGAAATATCAATACCATCGAATGGTGTTGAATTATATTTGAATGAATTTCCAACACAGACATATCCCTTAGTGGTTAATAAAATAGAAACTATAAATATTTCTAAAATAAATGGAAAAGAAACTGTAAATTGTTGGGGTGATTCACTCACTCGTGGAGTGGGTGTTGGTGATTCATATTCTAAAGCATTCCCATATGTTTTATATGGCTTACTTGATGGTAGAGAAGTGATTAATTGTGGTGTAGGCGGAGAAAATACGATTAACATAGCTTCAAGACAAGGTGGTTTACCAAATATTGTAAAGCCATTTACCATACCTGCAAATGCAAGTAAAGTAGAAGTTAAATTAACTAACATATATGGTGGCAGTACTGGCATATTGTTGCAAGGTGGTTCGGCATTAGACCCAACGACAGGTAAATATGTTATGACCGCACAAATAAATCCCTGTTCTATCAATGGAGTAGAGGGTACACTTACCTATGAAAATGGAAAATATTATTTTTCTCGTTCCGAAAATGGAGAGTCCGTAATTGTTTCTCGCCCAACTCCCTTAATTACTTATGCAATGAAATCAATGCGTGATAATATTAACATTATATGGATTGGAATTAATGGTGGGTTTACTACCTCAGCCGAACTGATTGAATGTATAGAAGCAATGATTGACTATATGAGTCCTATCAACAAAAAATATATTGTGATTGGAATCCATCACTTAGTTAGTACAGTTACCGAAACGTTTGAAACGATAGAAAAAAATATGGCAATGCATTTTGGTAGGCGTTATATAAATCAAAGAAAATATATGATTGAATATGGTTTATCTGATGCGGGAATTACACCAACGGTTGAAGATACAACAGCCATTTCAGAAGATAAAATACCACCATCTTTATTATATGATACTGTTCATTATAATGATAAAGGCTACAATATAATTGCTAATCTTGTTGTTGAGCGTGGAAAAGAACTTGGTTACTGGTAATTAACTAAAGAGGGCTTTATTTAAGCAACCAAATTTAAGAAAGAGAGGAAATATGAGAGGATTAGTCCGTCAAAAGCAAAAAGTATATTGGTCTCGAATTACTGAGAAAACGCAAGGATTAGACCGTATTAAAGTTTATGAGAAACCAGTTTTATACTATTTTTCCGTATCATCTACCGCCGGAACGCCAGAAGAAATTGCAGCCGGAATAGTGCCGGATTATGACAGGTACATCACAAGCTTTAATCGAAATTTCCATCCACAGGAAGCAGACATATTTTGGATAGACAGAATCCCACAAATAAGTGAGGATGGAAGCCTTATTTTGAACGAAGATGGAGAACCTACAGTATTGCCAGACTACACACTAAAGAAGATTTTAGACACAAAAAAAGGCAATATTGCCAGATACGGAATTTCCAAGAGAGGAAACGAGGATGGGTAAGACAATAAAGTGTACCTTATCGCAGAAATCAATCCAAAATGCTATTGATGAAATAAAAAATTATCAAAAATCTTTAAGGAGCAAAAATGAAATCTTCATAAAAAGATTATGTGAATTAGGGATTCCAGTCATTAATCAAAATATTTTAGCAGCACAAGGCGATTCCGATAAGAACCATAATACTTACATCAAAATTAACAGTTTTGGAAACTATGCAGAAGCCCATTTAATATGCGAAGGAATAGACCTTTTGTTTATAGAGTTCGGTGCAGGTATTCACTACAATGGCACAGCAGGTTCTAGTCCGCATCCAAAAGGAGAAGAATTTGGTTATACAATCGGTTCTTACGGACAAGGAAAAGGAAAAAACGATTCCTGGGTATATGTTTCTGATTCTGGCGAATGGGTACGTTCTTACGGCACAGAAGCTACAATGCCAATGTATAAAGCCAGTGTAGAAATCATTCAGAATATCCGAAAAATTGCCAAAGAGGTATTCTCTTCTTAAAGATGATACCATAGTATACTGAATGATACCAACCAATTATGTTATCATTACAGTGTTAAATTGTAGCATAAAATGCAATGCGTTCACTATAAAGGTGGGCGCATTTTTTATTGTGAGGTGACAGATATGCCAGACACAATAGAATCCCCTGTATTAGAAGTTTTTTCAAGGTGGGGAGCGGCTGTTTCTAAGATTACTGGCGCAGACAATTACTCCATGGATGGGAGCGAGACAAATGCTTCTGGCAAAAAAGCATATGCACAGCTTTATATGCTCGGAAATCCAATTACGAGAGGTGACCTTGAAGGGGATGAATGCGCAACAATGCCATCATTTCAAGTAAATTGCTTCACATCTGGGAGTAAAGCATTAACCAGATTGTATGAATTAGACAAGATAAGTCACAAAGCAATGGTGAGCATGGGATTCCGTCGTACATATGGACCGGAGCCTATGTTTTTTGGTGACAGCGGAATCAAAAAGCTTGTGAGCCGATACAGCCGAATATATACAGGAACTTTATTAGATTAGGAGCAGAAATGCTTCTATTTTTTTACCCAAAAATATGAAAGGAGAATGCCAAATGAAAGCAGATAAATTACTTTGGCTGAAAGCAGCAGGAATTAGAGCTGTAAAAACAGTCGCACAAACAGCAATAGCAACCATCGGAACCGCAACTGTAATTGGCAGTGTTGACTGGAAAATGGTTTTATCCGCGTCTTTACTTTCCGGCTTTTTATCACTGCTTACATCTGTAGCAGGATTACCAGAACTGAAAACAGACAAAGAAGAGTAGAAAGGCGGTGATCCGCTATCTCCCGGCACAGGGTTACGTGCA